GGTACTGTGTTGCAGGTAAAAAGCGCAACTAAAACAGACAAGCAATCTACAACAAGCTCAACACCTTCAGATATTACAGGATTGAGTGTGTCAATAACGCCAACCAGCACATCAAGTAAAATATTAGTTGTGACTAATGTTCAATTTGGTGGTGAGGATAATGTGTATGGTGCAATAGATGTCCTTAGAGGCGCGTCAAATATAACAGAAGGTAGCTATCCTACAGGCAGTCAAACTGCGGCTACTATGGCTATTGGTGCTGACGTTACTCATGGCGGTTACAAAGTTTTAACTGCCTCACATAACTTTTTAGACAGCCCAGCAAGTACGTCTGCTTTAACTTATAAAGTGCAGTTTGCGTCAACTTACGGTAGTCGCACTCTTACAATCAACGCCCCATATGAAACAGTTGATACCACTTACATTATTGGTGGCACATCAACAATTACAGCAATGGAGATTGCAGGGTGAACCAGAACGATATAATGCTTGCTGGTGGCGGTTTGACTGCCCCCCTGTGGCTACCTACTCTTAACCAGTGGGTAGCCCTTATAGTCGGAATATTTTCTGTAGTGTATCTTGGGTTTAAGATATACAAGGCGTGGAAGGAAAGGTAATGAGTAGCTTTTTTAATTTTGGCAACACCCGTAAAAGTAAAAAGAAAAAAGTAGTGCGAGATTTTGATATAGATGACGCATTAAAATTTCTAGGGTTGAAAGCTGAAAAATCATACAGTCCTAATATGCAACCACTAATCAGGTCAGGCCAAGGTAGAAGTAAATATACAGATTAGGAGAAGGCGATGTTGGGTGAACTTATGGCCTGTAACGCCGCCTTCGCCGTTATTAAACAAACTCTAGCCAACGGGCGTGAACTCGCAGACTGCGGAAAAGCAATCTCAGATTACGTAACCGCCAAAGATACCCTTCAACAAAAAGCCAACAAAAAGAAACATTCCTTTTGGCACAAAGTAGGTGGCAAAACCGGGGATGATTTAGAAGAGTTTATGGCACTTGAGAAAGTGCGTAAACAAGAAGACCAGCTTAGAGAGGCTATGCAACTCTATGGACGGGCTGGTTTATGGAACGATTGGATTAGATTCCAAGCAGAAGCACGAAAGCGTAGGCAAAAAGAACGTGAAGAACTAATAAGAAAACGCAAAGAATTTCTAGAGATAGTTACTATTATTGTACTAACTATATTATTTGGGGGCTTAGTTATCTACTTTGCTGGTTTTTATTATTTAGCAACAAGAGGATAACTATGTATCAAGCAATAGTATTTGCGTGTTTACTTTCACACTCAGACGAATGTTTAAAATTAACAGACACATGGGGACTTAAAGCCTCAAAGTATGAATGTGAACAGCGTATAGAAGAGATGTTAGTTTCTACAAAAAAGGTACTACCTAACTATGTTATAGTTGGTGCTAAATGTGAAGCGATGGGGCAACGAACATAATGCCAAAACTTAGTGAGAACACAGAGGTAGCACTTCCCCTTCGCAACATTATCTCAATGCTTGCCGCTGTCAGTATCGCAACGTGGGCATACTTCACATTGACTGCACAAATACACAGCATACAGACCAACATCCAGATGATGAAATCTGACCTAGAGCAAAACACAGAGTTTCGCATTAAGTGGCCTAGGGGAGAGATGGGGAGTCTGCCAGCCGACTCTGAACAGTTTATGTTAATAGAACACATAGCCACAGAGTTAGAGAAGCTACAGACTGAAATCGAAGAAGGCCGTGCGCCGTATGACCAGCAACAAAAATTAACGCTGGATTTCTATGAAAAGCGAATTAGTAATCTTGAACAACATATAGAAAAGTTAAGGAACGGCGATGGTCATTGAACTTACATTTGTATTGTTGCTCACTATTGGGCAAGAGCGTATCGAGTACACACCATATAAATCCTTATCAGAGTGCTTATCCATTAGACGAAAGATAAAACGCAATGTTGGACACAGTGCCAACTTTGATGAGAAATGGTCTTGCAAAGAACTGAAAGTGAAGATGCAAGATGGACAAATATTGGAGATTGTAAATTGATTGGGATGCTAATTCAGGGCGTGATGGGGATTGCTGGTGAAGCCGTAGGTGGCTACATCGAAACCAAGAAGGCCAAGGCCAAGCAGAAGCTGGTCAAGATAGAGGCTGAAACAAGCCTGATGGAAAAACAAATTAAAGGGGAGATTGATTGGGATGTGGAAGCTGTCAAGGGTTCAAAGGAATCTTGGAAAGACGAATACCTTACCATTCTGTTCAGTATCCCACTTTTACTCTGCTTCATCCCGTTCACTGTCGAGTACGTGGAACGTGGTTTTGAAGCGTTGGCACTCACACCTGATTGGTACAAATACACCTTGGGTGTAATCGTTAGTGCATCCTTCGGAATCAAAGGCGCAACTAAGATGTTCGGCGGTAAGAAATGAAGAAGTACAAATGTAAACATTGCCAGAACATCCAGTACCTACCAGACACATTTCTAAAGAAACTACTAAGAGTAAAGTGCTACGTGTGTGGTAACCCTGTACCTAAGTCAGCCTTTAAGGAAAAAGCTAATGAAACTAGATGAACTAATGGAAGCCCTACACTCAGAACTAGGGCAGACGCTACTGGAACGCATACGTGACCCAGAAGTTAAAGCCTCTGACCTCAATGTTGCCCGTCAGTTCCTCAAGGACAACGACATTACAGCCATACCGACAGATGAGAATGTACTAAAACAACTGTTGGATGAGCTTCCATTTGACGAGTCACAAGACCTCTATCAGTAGTCTGGGTTACCTACCTACTGTACCCCCTATAGATGCCCCCTCAGTGGGGCTTAAATCGCCATTAAAAGCATATTGGAGTAACGAATGTCTCTATATAGAAACATGAACGCAAGAAAGAAGGCTGGCACAAGTCGGTCAAAGAAGAAGTCAACCATATCACCAGCAGTTTATCGGAAGATGAAACTCAAGAAGGGTGGGTTCAAAGAGAAGGCATGATAGAAGGCGTTGAGTTACTGTGGTGGCAGTGGTGGCTACTGTTAATGATTACCTTGAACACCGCTATCAACGTAGTTGTTTTCTTTAAGCATAGATTTAGGACGAGTAAAGATGGCTGAATATAAAGGCAAGAAGGTCACACTAAACAGACCTAGCCGCATCTCGAAAGGTGAACCGGGATATGGCAGAAAGAAATCTAAAGTCTACGTTAAGAAGGGCAAGAGGGTTGTTAAGGTTATGTTTGGTGACCCAAAGATGACCATTAAGAAGAACCAAAAAGGGCGTAGAAGTAACTTTAGGGCGAGGCATAACTGTTCTTCGGCTAAAGATAAGACAACAGCCCGTTACTGGAGTTGCAAAGCGTGGTAGATAACCGATTGAAAGACTTTAAGAACTTCCTGTTTATGGCATGGAAGCACTTGAACCTACCTAATCCCACACCTATCCAGTATGACATCTCTGATTATCTACAGGATGAGACACAAAGAAGGGTAGTCATCGAAGCTTTCCGTGGCGTTGGTAAGTCATGGATTACATCAGCCTATGTCTGTCACCAACTGTTGCTGAACCCACAGAAAAACATCCTAGTGGTATCAGCATCGAAGACAAGGGCAGATGATTTCTCTACCTTTACCCTTCGTCTCATCCATGAGATGCCCATACTAGCCCATCTGAAACCCAAGGATGGGCAGAGAATGTCTAAGATTAGCTTTGATGTAGCCCCTGCAAAGGCATCACACGCTCCATCAGTTAAATCTTTGGGTATCACAGGACAGCTTACGGGGTCTCGTGCAGACCTCATCATTGCTGATGACGTAGAGTCTGCTAATAACTCTATGACACAGATGATGCGTGACAAGCTGGCTGAAACAATTAAAGAATTTGAAGCTATTATTAAGCCGGGGGGACGGATTGTCTTTCTAGGTACACCACAGACTGAGATGTCTATCTATAATCTGCTGGATGAACGTGGCTACAAGACAAGGATATGGCCTTCCCGGTATCCAGATGACAGGCTCAAGACAGCCTTTGGGTACAAACTAGCACCTATAGTTGCAGATGAAGACACCAAGGACGGTGAACCTACAGACCCCCAGCGATTCGACTCTGATGACTTAATCGAAAGGGAAGCGTCATATGGAAAATCTGGATTTGCTCTTCAATTCATGCTGGACGTTAGCCTCTCAGACGCTGACAAGTATCCTCTCAAACTTAATGACTTTATGGTCATCTCTGGAAGCTCTAGTTGGGCAGATGCCCCTGTAAAAGTACAGTGGGCTTCGGGTAAAGAACAGATAGATGCCGCCAAGCACCTACCTAATGTGGGGCTGAAGGGTGACTATTGGTGTACACCTATGGTTATATCGGGTGATACAGCCCCGTGGGATGGCTCTGTGATGTCCATTGACCCTGCTGGACGGGGTAAGGACGAGACAGCCTATGCTGTGGTCAAGATGATGAAGGGTCAGTTGTACCTGACAGCCGCTGGTGGCCTACAGAATGGCTACTCAGAGGAGAGCCTAGAGGTTCTCAGTAAGGTTGCCAAGCAACAGAACGTCAATAAGATTATCACAGAGAGTAACTTCGGTGACGGTATGTTTACCCAGTTGCTGAAGCCTGTGTTGACTAGGGTTCACCCTGTGACCATTGAAGAGGTAAGACACAACACCAGTAAAGAGAAGAGGATGATAGACACACTAGAGCCTATCCTCAACCAACACAGACTTGTGGTGGACGAGAAGGTAATCTTGAGTGACTATCAGAGTGATGTAGAACTTAAATACAAACTCTTCTACCAACTGACTAGGTTGACCAGAGATAAAGGCTCTTTGATACACGATGATAGACTTGATGCTCTCTCTATAGCTGTAAACTACTGGGTAGAGACGCTAGATAGAGACATTCAAGACGCTGTAAGAGACCACAAGAGGGAACTATTGGACAGAGAGCTAGAAAAGTTTATGCAATCTTCTGTAGGAAGAAAACCACAGTCAGAGAACTGGATTAGCCTCCGACATTAATACCCTGCATATTAGATAGAAGCCCCTATAGGTGACCTACAAGATTTAATAAGAAGAATAAGTAGTAAGAATACACCTATAGGTACACTATGAGAGGACTATAGATACCATTATGGCTAAAGATGATAATGTAGTTAAGCTATTTGAGACCGTTGAGGACAAGATTAAAGACATGATTGATGACAAAGCGGCTATTATAGTGTTGTCTTATGATGACGATGGGTTATCTATAGGGTCTACTGCTGAAATAGATACCATCATTATGATGCTTGAAGCGGCTAAATTTAAGTTGCTAGAGAATATCACCTACCAATAAATTTAATAAAAAAATCTGAGGGGGGTACGTATAGTGTCCCAGCCACAAAGACCCCCTTCGCCCCCTACCAGCTACCATTTTTTTGATAGGCCAGCCACCCATTGTCACAGCATTTGTCACGGCCTTGGCTGGCAATCGTTAGGGCAAAAGGCTTTCTGATAGAATAGCAATCAGTCGGGCATAAATCAGATAGGCATTTTGGTTTTTTGTTTAGGCTTGTCTGTCTTGTGGTCTGTTTTTTTTCTTTTTATGCATTTTAGGGGTTTACTTATTATCTATCGTTCTATATTTAGAATGAAAGGCAACAAATAACCCATGAGAACAGAAAGAGAACATTATGACTACTCAAGATTTTAACAAGCTTCCACGCAATGATGACGGTGACTTAATACATATTGATGACATTATCGGATTGCTTACTGAAAAGCAGATAGACCAGTTATCGGATGATGATTGGCAAAGATACGATGAAGCCATAAATATGGAATATTGCTAACCCCTACTGATGAGGCTGGTTGATTACCAGCCGAAACAAGCCGCAAGGCTTGTCTAGGGAAATCCCTAACCGCCCAGAATATCGGGTACGCTGTTTGACACTGTAAATAACCTCACAGGGGCTTACTTGGCACTACGTGCCAGCAGTAGGGCACTCATGCTCTATTGTCTTTTTGAAAGGGTAATCCCATGACTAACGAAAATATCACTATTGTTGCAATTCTTGCTGTTTCTCTTGCCGTTCTGGTTTCTCGCCGCTGGTTACTTCGTAGCCGTGTCGTAAAGAACCGCTTCGGCTTGTCCTTCGGTAAGCACTCAATCGGTTTTCACTTCGGCAAACATTCAGCGTATGCGTTCCCGTCAAAAGGCCGCACCCTGAACCAGCGTTTTCTTGCTGTTTCTTAATGGTGGCTAATATGGAACGTGGAAACACTTTTGAAGATGGAGTCATTCAGAAAATAGACGCTGAACGACTAGCGCAACGCATCATTGACCAATCATGCAGACGCAAAGGCTGGACAATGAGAAATGTTGTAAAGATGGTTCGGGATGAGATGGGGGCAAGGGCTGGTTTCTTTGCTCGTTCTTATATGGAGAGAAAATATGCTCTCTGATTTCCTAACCGTTATCGGTTACACCTTATTAGGTGGATTGATACTTTTTAACATCTGGCTGATGCTCGTCATCTTGCCAGCCTAAATCATGCCACTGGAGGGCTTTTAAAGGCTCTCCAGTGCCCTTCCTTGGTAGTGTTGCCAAGTAAGCCCCTGTGATTAACCTAACACAACACAAGGGGCATATCATGCAAACACCAACTATCACAAACATGACATCTTCACGGGGTAACAAAGTTCCGAACCAGTTCATCATCTGGACTGATGAGGGGTGTTACTTCCAAAGCTATCAAACTGTGATTGCCTTCAGAGATAATGAGGGCAATGTGACACTCGATGAAAACCGCTGGGACTACTCAGTAACAACGGGCAAATATCGGAATAAGTTTCTTGGACTTAACAAGCGAGAGACTGAACAGGATATAAAATATGGTCACATAAAATTGACTAACCTCAACAGGTAATCAGAAAACCGTCAGGCTAACGCTTGGCGGTTTTTTTGTGCCTTGCCCCTTGTGTTTTATCTTTCTGGGACATCATGTTCCGTCATGTTCCGCCCGTTGACAGCATCATGTTCCGTGTGTATAAGCAGATTTATGAGGAGATAAACATGAATACCAAACAATACTCAATATTGGTAATGGGAACTGTAGAACGTAGAGTTATCGTTTCAGGTGCATCATTAGCAGAAGCAGAAGCAAACGCATATTCAGAATGGTCTGCCCTCACAGGTGGACACATCGGTACAGCC